AATTCTCTACTTAATATATATAAAGAACAAACAGTATACATTTGTTCACGTTTTGTTCCATAGTGCCACCTGCTTGTTTGTTCACGTTTTGTTCCGCCCCCTTCGGGGGCTGTTGCATAATTACAACAATATAAAAAAAAATAACTTAGTATGCATTTTTTACTTGTATTTTATTAAATCCCATATTAATATGTATACATATTAACAACAGAAAGGAAAATTAATATGACTAAACAATTTACAGTAAACATAGACAAGGTCTTAGCAAAAAAAGAAAGTGACAAAGCTAAGCGTTTAAAAACTTTATTAGGTGATAACCTTCAAGAGTTTGAAAATGCCATCAATGCTATTGATGAAGCAACAGATGCAATTGATCAAGTAATGGCAGATCTAGAGCATAGCGAAGACCTAGAAAAAATTGATGATATGCTTGAAGATAAAAACGGCAACCTTGATACTTTGTATGATATACATACTCACCTTCAAAATGCTCAACATACTATGAATACTTATTATAGTATTCTTAACGATGAAGACTAACCATAACCAAGGCGGGGCTTAGCCCCGCCAGAAAGGAAACAAAATGTTTTATAATATTTATGCAGAAGAAAGACAACAGAAAAGAAGAAGAATATTTTGGCTAATAGTTTTTTGGTTGTTAGCTATAATATGCGGTGTTGGTGGCTTTGTGTCCGTTACCGAATTATATTACGCAACCGAAATGGTCATTCAAACTATTTGGAGTATATCCTTGGCTATTAGTTTTATTGGCTTTGTTGGTTGTAGTTACTTTATAACAATGATTAAATGATTAAATCCTAGCGGGGTTAACCGCCCCGCATTTTACAAGGCTCATATCACAACCCGTCATACTCTGGCGGGTTTTTTTTGTCACGTTACAGGGGGCTGCGTGTTTTGCACAAGCCTATAGGCTAAGTTATATACATGCAAATATTGTGATTTAATTCTAGATAGTGTATAAGGGTCATATGAAAGCTGATTTACTAACAACAGATCAATTGAGAATGCAAGTTGAGAAGTTGTTCCTGCAACACATAAGGTTATGTCAAGATAATTTTTTATATTTTGTCCAAGAGATCTGGCCCGATTTTATTTGCAGAAAAGAGAGGGACCCAAAAAAATGGGGGCACCATCAAATAATTGCAAATGAATTTACAGAAGTTGCAAAAAATAAAAAAGGGAGGCTCATCATAAATATGCCTCCAAGACATACAAAGTCTGAGTTCGCTTCTGTATACTTCCCAGCGTGGATCATTGGTAAGTTTCCAAAAATGAAAATTATGCAAGTCTCACACAATACAGAATTAGCCGTGCGTTTTGGTAGTAAGGTTCGTAATATTATTGATTCAAAAGAATACAAACAAATTTTTGGCGATGTGAAGTTGAGAGAAGACTCAAAAGCAAAAGGAAGATGGGAAACGAACCACGGTGGAGAATACTACGCTGCTGGAGTTGGAGCATCAATAACTGGTCGTGGTGCGGACTTGTTGATTATTGATGATCCACACACGGAACAAGACTCAATGTCCGATGCTGCAATGGAGCGAGCATATGAATGGTATACCTCAGGACCACGACAAAGATTACAACCAGGAGGCTCAATATTATTAGTTATGACAAGATGGGCAGAAGATGATTTGACGGGAAGATTATTAAAGGCTCAAACAGAACCTAAAGCGGATAATTGGCGACAAATTAGTTTTCCTGCAATCTTGCCTTCAGGTAATCCAGTATGGCCTGAGTACTGGGAGATAGATGAACTAGAAAAAATAAAAGCTTCTGTTCCTATTAGAAACTGGACAGCTCAATATATGCAAGAGCCAACATCTGATGAGGGAGCGATATTAAAAAGAGAATGGTGGCAACCTTGGAAAGGAAGTGGCATACCTAATTTAATGCATGTAATACAAAGTTATGATACAGCGTTTAGTAAAAAAGAAACAGCAGATTATTCTGCTATTACCACATGGGGTATATTTCATCCTGAAGAAGGTGGTCCTCCTCATATGATATTATTAGATGCTATGAAGGGTAAATTTGATTTTCCAGAACTTAAAGCTGTAGCATTAGATTCCTATAAATATTGGGAACCTGAAACAATTGTGATAGAACAAAAAGCTAGTGGTGAACCGTTGACACAAGAATTTAGAAGGATGGGTATACCAGTAGTACCATTTACACCCAGTAAAGGTAATGACAAACATACCAGAGTAAACTCCTGTGCTCCATTATTTGAAAGTGGTCAGGTGTGGTATCCACATGGTGAGAAGTTCGCAGATGATGTAATTGACGAATGTGCAGCTTTTCCACACGGACAATACGATGACTATGTTGATTCAACCACACAAGCTGTGTTAAGGTACAGACAAGGGAACTTTATTGAGTTATACTCAGATTATGTGGACAATGAAGATTTACCACCTAAAGAGTACAACTACTATTAGGAGAATCAAATGGCTAGGACAGATTTCAATTACAGACCTGAGATAGAAAAAATTAAAAATGAAATAGATGAAGAAACAAAAGATATTGAAACAGAAAAAACTTCTTCTAAATCAAGTGCTACAACATCCGCTATTAAAAGTACAGATGAGACTAAAGTAATAACTCAAAAAGACGATACCAACAAAACAGCCACAGCAGACAATCCGTTAAGAGAAGCATACAGAGCAAAAATAAAACAACAAGCTTTAGAAAAATTTTTACCTGGTGGTGGAGATCCAATGAAAATGATTAATCCAGGTAGTGATGCTCCTCCAGTAGAACAACCTTATGATTTACTAGATAGACTTGCGGTTGATAAAAGAAAAGCAGATTTTAGAGTTAGACAACAATATGCATTACCTGTACAATCGATTGGTCAAATGACGCAAGCTAAAAATGGAACTTTTGTAACAGTAAATACCAAGATAGGTAGAAATAAAAAAACGAGAATAACATGATAGAAGAAAACATTGAAGTAACAGATAAAGATGGTGACGTTGTTGATCTGCAAGAAAATAGAGAAGAGCCTGTAGATGTAGTTGTTGAAGAGCCGACTGAAGAAGGCATGGAGATGATGCAGCAGGAAGAACAGGAAGAAGAAGATTTTTTTGAAAATATTGCAGACTCAATGGATGATAGAAGTTTAGCTCACCTGTCAAAAGATTTGGTTTCTGATTATAAAAAAGATAGAGAGTCCAGAGGTGATTGGGAAAAGTCTTACATTAGTGGATTAGATTTATTAGGTTTTAAATATTCAGATGAGGGTCAACCATTTAAAGGTGCATCTGGTGTAACACATCCTTTACTTGCAGAAGCAGTAACACAGTTTCAGGCACAAGCCTATAAAGAACTTCTTCCTGCCGAAGGGCCAGTCAAGACGATGGTTGTTGGCGAGAAGAATATGCAAAGAACCATGCAAGCTAATCGTGTAAAAGAGTTTATGAATTACATGATCCTAAATCAGATGGAAGAGTACACTCCAGATTTTGATCAATTATTATTTTATTTACCTTTAGCAGGTTCTGCTTTCAAAAAGATTTATTATGATGACACAATGAAAAGAGCAGTAAGTAAATTTGTTGCTGCGGAAGATTTGATTGTTCCTTATTACACTACAAGTTTACATGAGTGTGAAAGAATTACACACGTTGTAAAGATGAGTGAAAATGATATCTTGAAAAAACAAAAGACAGGTTTTTACCGTGACGTAGATTTATTAAATGCTGATGAAGAAGATGAGATACAAGATAAGTATAATGAGATAGAAGGTATATCAAGAACTTCATTAGGTGATGACTATCAATTTAACATTTTAGAAATGCATGTTGATTTAGATTTAGACGAATACACATCAACAGATGATGAGAAAAGAATTAAGATTCCTTACATCGTAACGATTGATGAAGGTTCAGGTAGAATACTAAGTATATATAGAAACTACAGACCTGATGATGAACTGTTTAGACGCAGAGAATATTTTGTACATTTCAAATTTTTACCAGGTTTAGGTTTTTATGGTTTTGGACTAATACACATGATCGGTGGTTTATCAAAAACTGCTACTGCTGCACTAAGACAACTATTAGATGCAGGTACTTTAAGTAATTTACCAGCGGGATTCAAGAGCCGTGGTATCCGAATAAGGGATGATGATCAGCCCTTTCAGCCTGGTGAATTCAGAGACGTAGACGCACCTGGCGGAAACATTAAAGATCAGTTTCAAATCCTCCCCTTCAAAGAGCCAAGTCCTACTTTAATGAATTTACTAGGCTTTGTCGTGCAAGCAGGACAGCGTTTCGCTTCTATTGCTGACATGAAAGTGGGTAATGATACACAAAACAGAGCTGTGGGAACAACATTAGCACTCTTGGAACAAGGCTCACGGGTCATGAGTGCAATACATAAGCGTTGTTATTATGCAATGAAGCAAGAATTTAAGTTGTTGCATGAGATTTTTAGCGAATATCTTCCTCCGATTTATCCGTATGCGACTTATGGTGGTAATCAATTTGTTAAAGCAGCAGATTTTAGTGAAGATATTGATGTTATACCATATGCGGACCCTAATATCTTCTCCGTTAGTCAAAGGGTCACGCTTGCTATGGAGCAGTTACGTGTAGCACAGGCTGCTCCACAGCTTCATAACATGCGAGAAGCATTTAGAAGGGTGTATGAAGCACTTGGAACAAAACAAATCGATCAAATTTTGAAGCCAGAACCTCCAAAAATACCAAAAGATCCAGCTTTGGAGAATGCAGAGGCTTTAAGAATGCAAGTTCCAAAAGCTTTTACCACACAAAACCACGATGCACACATCGTATCACACATGGCATTTATAAATACTCGTATGGTGCAGGTAAATCCGATGGTTTATGCACTTTTACACGCTCATGTTGCTGAACATGTGTCTATGAAAGCAAGAGCACAGGCATTAGCGATTATTACAACACAAAGACCTGACTTGATGGCGATGAAAGATCAAAATCCAGAGCTATTTCAGGTAGAATTTGACAGTATGGTTGCTTTACGTACCGCTGAGTTAACACAAGAGCTACAAAAAGCAGAAGAAATTACAGGAAAAGGTGATGATTTAGTTCAATTGAAGCAAAGAGAGCTAGATTTACGTGCAATGGACATGCAAAGACGTAATATGGAGTTTCAGCAAGAAGAAATGAGAAAAATGGGTGAATTTGATCAAAAACTTGATCTTGAGAAGATGAAAAGAGAGGATCAGGAAGCACAAGCTAAGGAAAGAATTCGTGTTGCTGATGATAAAACAAAGATTGCAGCTACAAAAGTAGCAAATGACATAATCAAAGGAGGTAGAAGTGGCGGGTAAGCGTTTTGGTTCACCACCTAATAAAGGTCCAGA